CTTGAAGACCAACGTCGCCTTGAAGACCAATTAAGCCTTGAAGACCTATGTCGCCTTGGAGTCCTTGAAGTCCAATGTCACCTTGAAGACCAATAGCACCTTGAAGGCCAATGTCACCTTGAAGACCAATTAAGCCTTGAAGGCCAATGTCACCTTGGAGGCCTTGAAGGCCAATGTCACCTTGAAGGCCAACGTCGCCTTGAAGACCAATGTCACCTTGCAGGCCTATTGGGCCTTGTATTCCAGCTTCTGAAAAATTTACCTCAAAGCTGTCTTCTGAAAGCTCAACTCCAAAAGTATCTTCTCCAAAAGTTACTTCAAAGCTGTCTTCTGAAAGGTTAACTAAAAAATTATCATCCGACATATTAAACCCCTTATAGTCCTACCGATGGCGAACCGCGACGAATAACTAAAACCATTCGGCTTGCCCTAATTGTGGAATCTGTTGAACCTGAATCCGTATCATAATCAATATACATTACAGCCAATGGCACGTTGACTGTTAAGTCTGTATCAATTTCAATTTGATCGTTTGCCGTGGTTACGTAAAAATCTTTTGGCACCGTGATTGTAAATTTGCCTTCCGCTGCGATTGTTTTGATACCTGCGAGGGTGTGGGTTTTTGCGGCTGCGTTTTGCACTAGGTTTGTAATTGCCATTGAACGGGATGTTACCGTAACATCCGCCAAGTAAAAATCAACCTTCGCTGTGATTGCAAAGCTTGTAATATCTACCGGTGTTCCGTCTGGATTTAAAATTTGGCCGCCAAGTACTCTTTGCTCTCCTTGGATTAGTGAAAGAGATTTTACATTATCTGCCCCGCCGATGTAATTCTCAATTCCTGAAATTCTCATTTGTTAAAACTCCTATGGGTGTTTTGAAGCCGCCTATGGGCAGCCGTGGTTTTGTGATACTTGTTTTACGAAAAGAAGTATGTGCAATAAAGTCGCCCGTCTTCTTTGTTAGTGCCGAAAGTCCCGGCGCCCTTATGGTAGTGTTGGGCGTTGAATATTATTAGCCTGTTGTAAACGTTTCCGAAAAATGCCACTTGTTCCCATGTATCCTCATCGGCCCCAGTGTTCAACGCTGCGGGATACGTGGCGGGGTCTTCCTGATCCCAAACTGAGATGCCGCTTTCGATGTGCCGATATAGTCCGGTGCCTGCCGCTACGGGAGCGTCGGGCGTAAGGTATACAATCGCCACATACTTTCCATGATCGTGGTGTACGGGCTGTTTCTGGCCTTTTATCGAGTACTGCCAGCAAGTGTTATAACTCTTTTCCCAATAGCTAATTGGTCGTCCAAGAATTCTATTCTCAATGTGTTTTTTGATTACTTCCTGATACTCTGGGGTTTCGGGTTCTGCTTTCTGAGAAGGGAAGTTACTGCCGCCCGTGCCGAAGTCTCTTCCTAATACCTCCGCCCTTATTGAGTCGGGGTCGTGAAAGAAATTGTCAAAAACCATAACCTCGGGTTCTTGTCTCATTTTAGACCCCCTGCCGTATTAAAGAAAAACGTCTGAAACAACCGGCCTGTTTTTACGCAAGTCCCAAAACCCGCTTTCATTGAGCTATGGTACATATTACCCCTGTAGATAACCATTCGGTTGTAAACGTTGCTAACCTCGGTGATAGTCTCCCACAATTCGTTTTTCATGGGGTTCCCCAGACCTTTAGAATAATTAAACTCTGTTGCCTCATCGTCTGGATTCCACCAATGTATTCCCGTCTCTTTGTTTCTAAAAATAGCCGTCCCTGTTTCTTTCTCAGCGTCTGGGGTTAGATAGCAAACCGCGGCCCATGTTGTCGCATCATGGTGAATCCAGGATTTATCGGTCTCTGTGGTAAACTGAAAAGCCGTGTTAGCATCTCTGGGCCAATAGGTAATTTTTTCTTTTAAAATATTGTCTTGAATGTAGTTCTTTATAATTTCAGAATCATATTCACTTACAGGGTCAGTTCTTACACCCGGATAGTTCCCGTGGCCTGCTTTAAAGTAGTGCATTTTCAAAGCTTGCTCGCGTACCTCGTCTGGGTTTTCATAAAAATCATCAATGACATATAAGGTTTGTCGCATAATTAATTTTCCTTTTTATTTTAAATGTTTAAGTATAGGCAGTTTCACACCTTACCTAGGGTAATTCATTTCTGTAAAAGCTTACTCTGGCCTCTCTGGTAAATCTGAATAACTCAGTTCCGCGGTTTCAAAAGTTTCCACGGTGTCCGAGAGGTCACGCAATGCCACACGATAGACCCTCCAGCTTTCTTTAAAGGAGCTGGATAAGGGGCTATCAGGTACTTGCGTCCAATCTGAAAGGTTTAACAAAGAATCCCTACGGCTCCTGTTGATATTGCCAAACGGGATCGGGTCGGGCTCTCTGATGATTAATGTTTTATCTGAGATTTGAACCTTTTGAACTGAAGCGTCAGCTATGCCTTCAATGGCTGTTTGGCCTTCTGTGCATAATGACGCAAGAAAGACCTCTTTAGCTTCGTTATATCTTTCGGCTTCGATTCTTGTCAACTCGTCTAAATTAAGTTGATCTGTAAATAACTCCCCTGAAACCCTTTCAACTTCTTGTTGATAAAGGTCTCTTTTTGTCTCTTCTGAGGAAGGCTCACCGCCGGGTATTAAGCTTTCAATAGATCTTGTTAAAGACTCAATTTCGGTTTCTGCTTTTTGAAGTGCCTCCCTAAGATTACTAACGCATTTTTTAGCTGCGGTATACTCAGGGGAAGCCGCTGGAGCCTCCCACAAAGTATAGCCCGTTTGGTCAATTCGTCCGGTGGTTTCATTGTATATTATAAAATTCATTTTTATCCCACCTTTTTAATTGTTAGTTGGAAAGTTGAGTTAGTTGGGTTACCAATTGTGCTATCAGCTCTGCCCGTTACTGCGTACACAACGTCATCTGTAAACTCACTTACAACGTCTTGCACTTCATAAGAATACGCGGAATTAGTGCCCGCACTGCTGGTTTCAATTTGAGCAATGGTTTCCTGTGCTCCTGTTCCTACTCGCCGTTTTAACTTACAATTTATAACTGTAGTAGAAGTGCTAACTAGTGAAAAGCTGATTAAGTACTTTCGACCTTTCGGCACAAACCCTGTTGCAGCCATAATCTGTTGATCACCATACTGCGTTATAGATGTTGGGGTTACCGTTGAACTGTACTGAACTGTTAGCGCATCCCTTCCATTGAGAATTAGGCGGTCTGCGGTTGAATTTCCGATAGAAGTAGTATTACTAATAGCGGTATTTAACGGCACAAAAGTAGATTTACCAATAGTGATATTATTACTACCAGAGCTAGGCCCATTGGCGTTGCTGCCTATGCAAATGTTATCTTCACCGCTAGTAATGTTTTTACCGGCCTCTGTACCAATACATATATTATTTGAACCCGTGCTGAGGTTAGTTCCAACTCCCTTACCTATAATTGTATTTCTAGCTGCAACCCAGACCGCTTCCACTCGTGCAAGCTGAAAGACCTCGCCTGTTGTTCCGAAGCCATAATAAGAGATTGTTGAGCTTGTACTTGTTGCAACAAAACTTATAGAGGTCTCCGCGTAAACATCGTAGTTATACTTTAAACCAGTCGTTGCAAGTTGTTCCCCGCCTACTGAAGTTCCAGCAACAAACTTAAACGCCCTGCCTACGGCTGTTTGCACTTCTGCGGTAACCGTGTAAGTTCTGCCGACAACCGTTGTCAAGGTTTGATAAACGTAACCTTGTGAAGTCCCTTGGGTCATTTGTAAGAAGTCATCAACCAGAGACAAAGAACCAAAAGCGGCTTCCCTAGTAATTTCAGCAGTTGCAAGTGAGGAGGTAGCTTGCGATTTTGTCCAACCAGTAGTTCCGTTAGAAAAGTCACCATTGGAAACTATGCTAGTTGCGGTGGAATCGCGGTCAGCCCACGTGGGCAAACCTCCCACCCCTGCGCCCTCACCTAGCACGATATTACTTGCAAGGTTGTCGGTTCTTACTGTATTACCGAGTCTTACGTCTAGCGCCTCGCTGTTTCCTATTTGTATTGTATTGGATTTACGACTAGGAATGCTTGTTCCTGAAATGTTATTGTGGATAAAGGTATTAAAAGACCCATAACTATTACCCCCTGAACTTTGACCGAAGCCTGCATTGTATTTGCCTCCGTAAAGAGTCCCTAGGGCTGAGTTACCTGCTGATACATTTCCTGTCCCGTTTACATTATATCCCAATGCTCCTCTTCCAATGCCTACGGAAGACTCCGCACCGGAGGAGGTGCCGAAGCCGCCTACTGAGAATGACCCAATGGCAATATTGTCGCTACCGGATGTAATTCGCCATCCCGCATAAGACCCCAGTCCGATGTTGTCATCACCAGTAGTTAATTGGAGCAAGGCTTGATACCCTAGTGCCACATTGTTTTCACCATTAAGGGCAGCAGAGGTTAAAGTATTATAACCAATGCCGATATTGTGAATGGCAAGTGTGGCGCTTGCTTGAATACTATCAACCGCACCTTCACCTATACCAATGTTACCATCTTCACCAGGACTAAATGCTACTTCCGTTATTCCGTTAATATCGAGAAAGCCACCCTGTAACGTGGTTAAGTCTGTAAAACTTTGGCCCGCTGGTATAGTTGGGTCGGTAGTGCTGGGATTTTGCCACTGAAAGACTTGGCCGGTAGTGACTTGCCAATATATGTCTGCATTATTTACGGCGTTGTCGCCTCGATAGCTTTGGATAAGTTCATATTTATCTGCATCGCTGTCAAGGTTCGCATCTACATCGAAGGCGATAGCCGCCCCCGCTGATCCAATCTGGCCCCGTATGCCGGAAGCTAGAGAAATCACCCAGTCCTCTGATGGGTTTGCTGTCCATAGAGTAGCGCCCGCGTCTAACTGAACTCCGCGAACTGCTCTGTATAATAACTGGTTTACGGTAACTGTTGGGGCCACTGCTGTCCAACCCGTTGCGGCGTCTGCGGCGGCTCCCGTGTTTACATTAAAGCCCAGCCCTGTGGGGGGCGTTGACGGTGAATCAATTTTGTAAAGTTCTACCTCTTTAAACGCTACCCCATCCCGAACATCGGTAATAGTAACGGAGGCTGCTGCTGATCTTGCCATTTTGTGTACCTTTTCGTTTATCTTTGATTTGCAAAAGATGAAAATTTAAAAGCTTAACTATAGCCCCCAAAAAATTAAACTTTGAGGGCTACAGTTTTGCCTTGTTAGTCTGGAATATTCCCAACGTTGCAAGTAAATTGCTGGAAGTTGTCAACGTCCTCTGCACCCACTGCAAGCCTCCTAAGCTCATCAGCTACCGCGGGAACCGCGACGGTTAAAGTACAAAGAGAATCAGCGGGTAATCCGCTATAACCCGAGGGTACGGTTAAGCCTTGGCGGCCCGCGGTTGTACTAGGGTCGCCAATTGCTAGTAGTGGCCCGCCTGCTACTGTGTCTTTTAGTAATTGTGGGTTACCGTTTGCGTCCAAAGTATTCGATACTACCACCACTTTTTTCGCATTCGAAGAGTTTAGCACCTGCCAACTATAGGTATAATCATCGTGATTTGTACTTAACACCCCATCTAAAAATACGTTAACCTGTAAAACTGTAGAGGATGTTTCAGAGCGGAAAACCGTTCCAGCCGTTGATGTAAGCGTTGTTGTTATAACCTGCGGGTTTCTTGTGCTGCCTACAACATCCATTTTTAGAATTAGATCTACAACTACGCCTGTTCCCCCTTTGTATGCAATGGTGCAAGTGATAACGCTACTTGTATCAGCAATAAACCCCGAAGCTGTAACCTTTACTGATTTTGCCGCAGTCTGATTTACAGTAGATACGCTAAAACCGTTTGAAATAGTTACCGATTTTAACCGCCATGTATTGTTAAGCATAGCTGGATCTGTAACTTCGGTTGATAGGGCTACTAAAGAGTCCCCCGAAAGTACTGTTAAATCCGCATCAGCATCTGCTGAAACCAAAGTTGTACTGTCAAAAGTGATTAGCGTTGTATCAAATCTCGGCTGTAGTGCGTCCGCTTGCTGATCTGCACTTACTGAGGCTGTAACCACTGCGGTGTAGTCTGAATAGTTTTCTGGCCCAGCTTGCACCCGTACCCTGTATTCGTAGGTTCCGGCATTTGCACCGGTCTTGTGAGTTGAGGACGTAGACGGGCCAACGGAAACCGCTTTAAATGCTGATTCCGTACTAAGCTTGTACTCAAGGAGATACTGGTTAGCCGGCCCCGTTGCGGGTGCGTCCCAGTCTACGTTAACTACCCTATCTGCCGTGCTGTATGCTGCCTGTAAATTAATCGGCGGAAGCGGGGGCAGGGGTTGGCTTATTCCACGGTATTTAGATATAACAGGTGGTTCAAGGTCTTCAATAATGCCAGGATAATTATCAAGCCCGCCAAACAGCGTGTTGCTGTGAGGCTGGCCAATGACCGTAACAAACCCATCGTGAGTATCATCCAATTCGCTACAAATAAAAACCCTCTCATTTACACCTGTCCAACCATATTTTGCAGTATTGATTGTGAAAGGGTTGCCGAGTGATAAACCAAATGCATCGCTATACTTTACCCGAGCTTCAATCTCATCTGATAAGCGAGACTTATCCATCAAGAACGTAGCATACTCGCTAAACTGCGTTATCAAAGGAGACCCACCAAAGGCGTTGGATGGAACAGGATTGCCTAAAGTATTTTCTAGGTGAAACGTAGAAAGAAACGGGCAATCCAGAGTTCCTTCGCTATCCTGCAATAAATCCTCAATTATATAGTTATTATTAAAAACCACTGCCGAGTTTTGGCTAAGGTTCGGAGCCTTTTGATTTTCATCAATATACTCATTGTAATCCAGTGTGAACCTGTTATACCTGTCAGCGTTGCGCTCACCTACAAACTTAAAAGACTCAGCGTTTGAATCCGTAAACTGATAATCAATATCCCCGCTATCGTATGTTTTACGATAAAAGCATTTAATCAGCCCCAAATCCTCGTAGATAATCAGCCCGCTACTGTCCTGCAAGTCCTCGATGTACTCAAGATAACTTGAGCGCCCTTGCATAACTCCATGTGCGACCTTCGGCACCCGCAAAGCATCTTCAGCAGCTAAGAAACTTTTTGCATCTAAGTCTGATTTGGGAATTCCTGCTCCGGCTACCGGGTCAGTTAAATAATCCGCAAGTACCCTTGGAAAACCAATATCCAAGCTTTTCGTATCCTCGAATCCAGCCGGAACGTTTTGCTCACTCCTAAACGTGTCTAGCTTAACTGAAAGAGTGGAGTTAAATGTACCAACAACGGGATAGGCGTTTGATGTCGCATTTGGAGACCAGCCTATTAAAAAGCGTATAGTGTTTGGCTTGTTTACAGGGTCAGGGATAATAGCAGTTGACAGCCTAGCATACGATGAAGTGCTACCCTGTTCAACCTTCAGGTAAATTGGGGCATCCTCAAAGTCCGGGCCTAGATAATTCGAGTTAAGATAAGTAGTGTACTCCCCATTGCGAGGTAATCCCCAAGCTGCGTAAACGGCGTTTTTACGGCTTGCTTCAAAATTAATATCCAGCGTATAACCTGCTTGAGACCAGTTTAACGCGGTGCCTACGCTGTTCTCGGCTGTTCTTGCAGTACCCCAGCCAATCGAAAACGTGTTTTCGGTATCCCGGTCTAAAAAGTCTACAGGTGAGTAGTCGCCGTTCCCAAAAACATCCGCGGTTGTAAGCGTTTTAGAGTACGCACTGTAGTCCTTCGTTTTATTCTGGGTTACTCTAAACGCTGGAACGGGGAAGCCGTCAGACAACATGCCCCCCTCTCTTGTTGCTTCGTATGTGCAAGTCACAATTACATGACCAATACCACGGCTTTCGTTTGTTACTACCCCTCCCGAAGTTGCGACTGCTGAAGGTAGTGCGTCTTGGTCATTGGTTCCCCATTGTACCTCAATAATACCCGAAATTACCGTTTGACCTTTAAGCAGCCCTGATATTTTACCCACGGTAACCGTGGAGCTTGTTGGATTGGTTGGCTGAACCCACCTTAAAGACAGCTCTTGATTATCACCGCTGTAGTTTAAGTTGGTAAAGTACATTTCCAGCTTATTAATTTGACCTGCTGCTACTGCATACTGTACCGAAATAAAGCGGGAGTTTGCTTCTACCGCTTTCACTTGGTCAGGATAAAGCTCACCATACCAAACGCCTTGGGGAGTTGATAATGTAGTCACCCCCAGATAGCTTGAAAGACGCCCAGATAGCTGCGTTTCGGATGTTGTGAAACCCGTCATGGGGTTTGACACCGTACCACCGAAAGCCGTAAACACTGAGGAGGCGCTTGGGTTCCACGCATTAATTACGCGGGCATCGACTAAAGCCGATCCATAGACTTTTGCAGGTTGAAAATCAGTGCCTGCGGCCTCAACTGTTGATCCAGTTCTTGCAGCCCTTTGGTTAGACTTAATGGCGGCGGGCGTCCCCATCATCTTTTGGTACCACTTGCGCTTTTTATAAGTCGTTTCGATTAAACTAAACTTGCCAAACTTTAATTCGTCGTATTCCCTAGCAGCGTTTACAAAAATGTTGTCCGCTCTTGCTTTGTCTGCCGTGGTATCACCGTAGAGCCCATCTGAAATGCGTTTTTGGTGCAGCAGGTTTAAGGCTATGTTCTCAGTAGAGCTCTGGGCGGATACAAGCTGCGAGGAAATAATCATTGTAACCGTACCATCATCTTCGGTATCGTTTACGGTTTCCATTGGCCCTTGTTTAAGGATAACAACATTGCTCAGGGTCGCCGTGGCAGGATTCCAATCACCTTTCCAAACAATGGCAAGTCTGCGGCGATAAGTGCCTGTCCTGACCGCTGTCTGCAAGTCGGTATTACCATTTTTATCTATTAGGTTGAGAATTACTTCTTGAGTTACGTTCTCAAGTGAAAGAACCCTTTTAGTGCTTTTAATATCTGAAAAAAGACCATCAGCGAAAAATGTTTGCCCTCCGTGGGTAATATCAAACGCTGCTAAAGCCGACCTTCTGACAAGGGTTGACGACAGGTTAAGCTCTATCCAGCTAACTACTATAGACATTAGAGCACCTCATCAAGATCAATATCGTAAGAAACATAATTAAGCGCACCGTTAAAATATTTAGCCTGCGGCGTGTTCATAATATGCCCCGTGAACGTGGGGTTTTCATAGACTATCGTCGTCGATGTTGTAATTGCTTTTCGTAATACAGGGAAAATAATAGCGATACCTGTGGCGGGTGTGTAAGAATTTATTCTATAAAGCGTAGTATCACCCTGAAAGTTTAAAAGCATTCCTTGATAAACGTTTGCGGATGTCGGATAAGTAGGAGTAGCCCCACCAACTTCTACAATTAGCGTGTTAGAACCCGCGGATACACTCGCCTGCGGGAGAAGCCCCGTAGCAACTGGGGAACCCCTGTACTTGTAAAAGATGTCGGGAAGCTCCAACGTCACGGAATCAAAGTTGTACGCCGCCGCAAGTAAAACGCTTTCCACGTAGTTCCTTTTGTCGAGGTTTTCAGTTTCAACCGTCATTTCAACTTTTAAGCGAGCAGATCCGTTGCTCGTCGCCGTGTTTATCAAGCTCGCGGTCTGCGCCCTGTAAAACTGAGTCTGCCAGCTTGCCTTAAACTCTGTCAGGTCGATTAGACTATTATCTAATGTTATATTTCCCATAATTTTTATTCCTTTTGTTAAATGCCGCGAAAATGTTAGGCGTTGAACGGATTATTTATAGCCTGCGTGTTTTAGGGATTAGAGAAAACCCTGACCGGTCAATCTCGCCTTGTCGTAGTGAAGTTAATACACGCGGGGCAATAGCGTCCGCCGTTGATTGACTGTTTCGGCCAAAGCCGACATTGATATTATTTACAACGTGGTCAATCCGAGAGCCACCGCCGCCCGAAAGCATACGGTCGGTTCTTGCGTTGTCTACTACTGCCGAGCCTTTGGGTAGGTTGACCATTTCTGGTCCACGTTCACCAACTAGAAATTGACCGCCTTGGTTTACAAATCCGCCCGTTTCAAGCCCCTGCACGGTTTGCGCTGCAATTGTACCTAAAGATAGGCCATAGGCGATTGTGTTCATTGTATTAAGGGAAGCAGTGGTTGCCTGGCCGCTTGCAAGGGCCATCGGTGCGGTGAGTGGGTTAGCAGCAAGACTTGCTGTCGTGTTGGCTCCTGCTACCGCTGCCGCCATTGTACCTTGTGCATACTGCATACTTGCATTGGCCACGGCTGCCGCCTGCGACATCAAGAACCCCGCTTTTGAGCCTTCGGCGACAGTATTAAAGAACTCCGATGCTGCGCTTGCCATTGACGCGTAAGCGCCCATTTTGGTAATACGCTGTTGAAGCTCAAAGCTGGTTTGTTGCGCTGCTGACACGTCTGCGGCTGCCTGTGCTGATGCCCTAAAGGCGTCTGCCTGCACTCCAATTAACCGCGTTGTTTCTTGTAAAGCGGCGTCTTGCTCTGCTGTCAGGTCTGAGCCTTCAAGCATACCCTCCCTAAAACTGGCTTCCAGCTTTTCTTTTTCGGCCATGAGTCCCGCTTCGAAGGCCGCGGTTTTCTCAAGAACACTTGCGCCCGCTTGGTCTGCGGCTGTCTGCTGATTAGTAAGCTCAAGGGCCTTTAGCATATCTTCGTTACGGATAACCGCGGCATCATGTATAACTTGCATCGCCGCTGCATGGTCTTTTAGCTGTTGTACTTCAGCTTCGTTTAAAGCGCTGCCAGGTCTTTCGGCTGGCTTTGGTTGTGGGCCGTCTTCAACTGTCTGAGTAATAACCCCGTCAAGCCTTGAGGTGTCCGAGCTGACTGGCAGTCCATTAGCCAAATCGGCAACCCTTTGCAAAGAGTCCGCCAAAGCATCATTGGAGACTTTAGCGTCATCTGCGTCGTCTTTAAAGATAAGATAAGCGCTAGAGGCTACCACTGCTGCGGCTGCTAGGCCCGCTGCTGCTGCAACAGGGTTTAGGAGTGCCTGGGCTATAGCTGCGCCTGTGATGGCCGTCCGATAAGTAAGTAGGGCCGCTGTGAGGGCTTTAAACGCCACACCCATTGCAATAACGCCTTTAAGAATTTTTACCCCGCTGTACGCTATAAAGAACCCCGCAATAAGACCTGAGTTCTGAGCAACCCACGAACCAAAGTTAATAAAAGCCAGTGTTAACGCTTTTACAGCTTCACCTATTGCCTTAATTTTATCATCATAATCTCCAGAGACGGGCAAAGCTTCCAATATTGCTTTGGTAAAGTTTGCTTTAATACTTTCCCCGAGAAGAAACATTGAATCATTAGCCTTTTCGGCGTTTCCTAGCAATTCAGAGCCAATAGCCAACCCTAGATCCCGGGCACGGTCTCTAGCAAGAGATAATGACCCCGCGGTTTCGCTCATAATAGTTCCAAGCTCTTTACCTGCTCGGCCTAAAATCTGCTGTGCAATAGCGGAGCGCTCAGAAACATTTTCCATGCCTTGCAAAGCGGCAATAACTTTAAGTAGCTGTTCTTCTGGGGATAGCTTAACAAGCCCCTCAAAAGATAAGCCTAAAGCATCAAAAGCGTCTCGCTGTGTAGATAATCCACGGCCTAGGTCGCGAACCTGTCTTGAAAGAGCCTGTGTAGTCTTTACAAGGGCTTCAGCGGATGACCCGCCCAACTCAAAGGCCACCGCTAGTTCTTGGTAAGCGGACGTATTCAGCCCTGCATTACGTGCGGACTTTGCGATTTCATCGGCGGCCTTGATGCTCTGGTTGGCTAGGCCTGCAAAGGCAACGCTTGCGCCTGCTGTTATTTTGGCAATGTTTGCAAAAGCTTTCTTGGTGTTCTTTGCATAATTAGCGATTGTCTTGTTAGCTTTGCGTAAGTCTCTTTGCAGCTTCGCATCGTCTGCGCTTAACTGTAGGACAAGGGATGCAATAGTAGCCATGGTTTACTTTCCTTTCTTTTGTTTGCGGGCTAATCTTTTAGCCGCTTTGTTTACGTTTTCGCCAAGTCCTTTTGCAAAGATGCTACGGGCTTGCTCATTTAATGCTGTAAATGCTGGTCGTATTACTGGGGTAGAATTTCTGTCTCTGTTTCCATACTCTACGGCAAGAAACTGCTTATATGTTGCATCGTCCCCTGTTGTCCTTTGCCAGCCAACTTTGCCGATCATCACGGTGGCTTGTGTGACATCTTCATTCTTTAAGTCTTTCTTGTTTGGCTTGCGTACAAGGGACTTAACAGCGTCTTTCAGCACGCCTGAATCTACTGGGGTCGTTGCCTCGATTCTCTGGTGAAACGGCACCAAGGCATCTTTCATGGGCTTCCTGTAGAGGCTTCCCGCCTTCTTGGCGCCAAGGTCTTTGGCAAGGTCTCTAATAGCTTTTTGAGCTGATAAGATCCCTTGCAGTTCATTGTTAATCTTTGTCATCCTCGAAGCGCCTTTTTAATTCGGGGTTTGTGGTGGAATTGGCGAACATATGAAACGCCATTTTAAAAGGATCGGCCTTTTTCTTTTCTTTGTGGCCGTGCAATAGCAGATTAAAACTAGGCAAAACTTGCTCTAGTGGTTGGGCGTCTTTAGGTTTGAACTTGGGCACGTTTGCCGCGTAGATTGCTTGCTGAGTATTGTGGCTGCTGATATAGTCGTAATTGATCTGCTGGGCGTCTTTTGCATAGCCCACTATTCCGTGCTGCATTAGCATATAATAATCATTTACGTATGAAGTTGGGATAGCCTCAATCTGAGACCAAGGCATTCCGTTGTCCATCATTTGCAAGCGAAACATCCGCTCCTTGTCCTTCCCTATTTTCCCAGACGGTCAACGCTCGGGTTGAGGGCTTCGGGTACTGCCTGCATAATATCATTTAGCAACCGTGAAGGCATATTTTCTTCTAGATCTTCAATGCTCGCCGCGTCATCGAAGGGCTGACCCTTAGCATCGCAAATTAAATCTTTGAACATTACGAGGACGCCGCTTAACTCATGCTCTCCGGTCTCCCCTGCGGCCTTCAGAACCGCTTGGGTTTTCTTAAATGGAAGGTCTTTGATAAACACACCTTCAACACTTGTTGGAATTACGTTTACTCTTTTTAGTTGTGAAAGTTTAGCCATTTTATTTTTCTCCTGTTTTTGGGTTTAATTAATTCGTGTGACTGGGTTAACGTGCTTTGCAAAATACAAATCCATTAAAATCTCTGATCTACTCAGGGCTTCGCCTGCGGACATCTCAGGGTTTTCAATCATGCTATCCCGT